GCTGTTCCTGGGCCTCGATCGAGTTCAGCCAAGACTTGCTCCTTCCGAGTAAGTGCCTTGTTACTTTGACGCTTGCTAGTTAGCTTCTTCCAAAACTCCTTGATCATTAGTCTTCTCCTTTTCTCTTGATCCTTGTGTTCACACCTAGATTATAGATGCATTCTTCTTTAAATTCACATAATCTTTTGTGAACCCTTGCGAGACCTGCGGCGGTTCCCTCATTTGGGTTACATTTATTAATCAAATCTTCCAATCGATCCACGACGTAGTGCATACATACTCTGTCGTCTACTTCCGTTGCCTCTTTTTTCACGCTTCTCCTTTCATCCGAATAAGCGATGTCAAAGTCTTCTGGTAAATCTAAAACCCCACATATTTTTTTGTTTAGTTTTGCACTTGGTATCATCCGAAAAGTTTCTATGTGACTGACCGTGGCTTGCTGCACACCTAATAAGTCAGCCAACTCTCCTTGTGCCAATCCTTTTCTGTATCTTAAAACTTTTAAAGATGGTTTATTCAACTTGCCGTTGCCAAGTATCATCATCTTACCTCCATGTAACTTTCGATTAACCCTTGCGCGACTTGCGCCGTGATGGCGTTTCCGTAGGCGCGGAGGCGTCCCACTCTGGCGGTAGCCCCATCAGCCAACGGGAATGTGTCGGGTTCAACTGGCCTCCACTTTCCATCTCGGCACAAGAGCCAGTCCGCAGATGACCAGTAGCCGTTAGTCTCATAGGCTCGGGCTTCGGTGTCACCTCCCCCTTCGCCTCCATCACCGCTTCGATCATCTCGGGAGATACTTGCTCCCTCAGATTGCACGGGAACGATCTGTTCTTTCTTGTCGTCTGGTGCATCTTGATCATTGCCTCCTTGCTTCGAAGTGGCAGACTGTCCATCGTGTTGGGTGTCGCCCACCCTGCCATCTTCGACAACTGGGTCAGGCTGCTGCCTGTCATTCCGTCCGTGATCCCCGAACCTCCCCTCGTTCCGTCCGTTGCCGATGGCGTTGTCCACCCCGACATCTGTGCTTGCTCGGTGTCGCCCACCCCCACAGTACCGCTACCACTTCCTCCAGATTGGATTTGTTGCGGTTCGCTAACTTGTCTCGGTTCTGTTCCGTGATTTCGGGATGCACCTTGTTCGCTCTCGGCGTAGGCCAACCTGTCAGTTGTGCCGCCACGTCCAATGTGTCCGTGCTGATCTTGCCGTTGCGTATCCGACCCCCTTGGTATCCACCCTTGTGATCTCGGGTTGTCGGTGTCGGCCACGAACCAGAGGCGTTGCCTGATGTGCGGTGCACCGAAGCCCGCAGAGCAGAGATCGAAAGCCCCGATGGCGTAGTCCGATCCTTCCATGTCAGCTTGTACAAGGTCGATCCAACCGAGGCCGTCTTTGCTTGCAACCTGTTCTCCAAAGACTGTTGGAGGTCGGCACTCTTCGATGAGGTGAAACCAGTGAGGCCAGAGGTGCCGCTCGTCAGCCATCCCTTTTCTAGTGCCTGCACCGCTGAAAGGTTGGCAAGGACACGATCCTGTCCAGACTGGTCTGTCGTCTTCCCATCCTGCGGAGCGGAGCGCATGGCTCCAGACCCCGATCCCTGCGAAGAAGTGACATTGAGTAAATTCAAAAAGCTCTTCTGGTTTGACATCCGATATACTCCTTTCATCGACCACACCATCGGCAATGTGACCATCTCTAATTAAGTTTCGTAACCATGCCGCAGCATAGGGATCTATCTCGTTGTAGTATGCGCTCATTAAAAAATCCCCCTATCAAAATCATCACAGATATCGTTGTTAGAAAGCACCTCTTCGACAATACCACAGTAGTAGTCATACAAATCTTGTGCCTCTTCAGTAAACCCAACGTCACCGTTCTCACGTTCCTCTTCTATCTGTAAAGTTTCTCCATGAACGTCCTGTAGAATAGCTTCTGCCATGTCTGCGTATAACTGAATGTACCTTGAGTTAGGGATGTATATCTTCCCATCATCAGGATGTACTGGTAAGTTTTTATCGCTCATTCTTTCACGCCTCCCACCAGTTCTATGAGAAAGTCCACGCTATCCAATTCTGCCTTACGCATCTCCTTTTCTCTCGGATCGCGTGACACATCCAGATCATTCAGATGCTCTTGCAAATGATCTAACGCAACTTGCAACGTGTTCACGTCCATGTAGTTGAGTTGAGCAGCCGCTCCATTCGGAAGCACAAGATATGTGTGCCCCATCGGTAAATCTAAAACTCGCTTACTCATCTTCGACCTCCATCTCTCCACTGCCGTAGCACTCTGGGCACTCCACTTTTTTGTGGTCGATGTACCCTACGTCTCGGTCAAAGTTCTGAGGGATGAAGACTTCGATCTCCACCTCCCCTTCACCATCGCAATAGTCACACGGTTTTGCATTCGGGTTTATTTTATAAAATACCTTGTCAAAGATATCGCTCAACAAAATCTCCATCGGATCTACTTTGTGCATTCTTTGCCCTTCCTTGAAAAATAAATACGTTCTGCCAGATCACACACTTGCTTAGTTACGTCTTCGCCGTCCCAAGTGGTTTCCATGTCCGTGTGTCCAAAGTCTTCGTTGTGATCGATCATTTCTAAAATTGCTTTTAATAGAGATGAAGCTTCGATTAAGAACGGCTCAATGCCGTTCTCTGTTTCAAACCACCCTTCAAGTTCAGGCATTCTCTTCCTCCCATCTCGCTTCTCGTTCCTTGATCTCTTCATCCGTGAGCGTCCGACAATGATGCTCACCCAACGTGAACTCACCAACGACATCCGTACCTTCGACCTCGTACTCCGCTTGAACTTCGATGCCCAACCGATGCAGTTTCTCCCACACAGGGATAGGTGCATCCCATGCCGTCTTGCACACAAATCTGAAATAAGATGTCGGGATAGGATAGTGACCGTCACCATGCACAAGCTCTTCTTTTATCAGAATATCTTGAACATCCCACTTCGTGTTCCATTTTTTGCACCTCCAGTCCCATTGTGGAGACGTGCTCTTGCCATCGTGCGGTTGCC